TTTCGTTTCCGTCAGGACCAGTAAGTTTGCTTGCATTGTAAGGAGCAAAACCTTTTACTCTAAGAATAAGGTTACGTACAGTACCATCTGCATATTCTTTAATATCATCTTTAGTTGCATCTACAAGTTGACCACGTTTGAAAACAACTGGAGTTGCTTCACCAACTTTGATGTGGATTTTACCTTTTGAGTTATCGAAAAGGAAATCGTTGTAGAAGAGGTCATAAAGAGTTTTACCCATGTAACGAGTTACTTCTGGACCAACCTGACGTACTCTTTCACCTTCACCTTTTGCTGCATATGCTTCATCATATGAAGTGAAACCACTTGCAACAACTTCACCTGATTTGATATCATAGACTTCGAAAGTTTGTTCATTAATAGCTTCATCTGGAAGATAGAATCTATTATAAGTACTACCATCTCTACGGTCAACTCTTTCATAACCCATAAGACCTTTATGTCTGCCAGTTGCGCCATCTTCGATTTCTTCTGAAGACCATTCTCTTTCTGAAGTAACAGGGAGAAGGAAGAAGAGTTTACCAATTGGAAGGTTCATAGCCTGTACAGAAACGATATCATTAGCAAGAAGTTTGCTGAATACTCTACGAATAATAGGGAAAACTACAGTTTCAAAGCTACCACTGTTATTAGAATCAGTTGCTTCCTGAAGCATAGCTTTTGCCTGGTTTTCAAAAAGAGTAGCAATATTTTCTTTAACTACACCAACAAGACCATCTGTCATTCCGAGAGAGTCCCATCTTTCATTAATTTGTTTTCTAATTCTTCTCTGTTCATTAAGTTCAATTGTACCTACTTGACCAGATTTTAAAAAATCACTAACCATTTTATTAATTTTTAATATTTTTAATTATTTTAATTTTTTTCATTGTTTTGATTATAAATTACCCATTCTTTTAATGAGGTCCAAGGTATCAAGAAGTCCTTTAGATTTTTTAACTTCGTTAAGTTGTTTATTTGGTTCAGCTGTCATTGTTGAATTTTCAACTGTGAGATTCTTGTTACCATTTTTCTTAAGTTCTTTGTTAATTGATTCATAAAGTGCTTTTGACTGTTCAACAGTTTTTGCTTCATTTGCAAATCTATTAACGATGTCAACTTTTTCTTTTTGACTAACAGCATTTTCAGTAAAGAGTCTGGTAATTTTTGCAAGGTTTGTATTTACGACATAAGATTCTTGAATGTTCTTACCAAGTTCTCTTGCACATTCTTTAAGTTTAGCATTTTCTTTCTTGTATGCTTCGTTAATTTTTTTAAGTTTTGCAATTTCTTTCTTGTAAGATTCAACAACTTCTTCGTAATTACCGCCAGCAGAAACATGACGTTTCGGTTTTGGACCGTGTTCTTTTCTGTTGTCAGGAATGTGAGATTTAGAATTACTTCTTTGCTGAACAGCACCACCTACGTTAGTACCTTCATCAACGGTTTCTTCGTTTTGTGCACATGCAGCACCACATTCATCAACTTCACCTTCGTTAACAGTTTTTTCAAAAGGTTCACCTTTATCTTTGCTGCTACCAGCCCAAGGTTTTTCAGTTCCTGTTGGTACACCTTTTTCCCAAGATTTACCTGATTTTGATGGTTCTGAGTTTTTAAGTCCTTGAATAGGGTCTTTACTCTGATAATTATCTGTATAACCAAGGTCAACTTCAAATACTAATTGTTTGTTTTCTTTCATAGTTTTTCTTGTTTTTTTACTTTCATTAAATCTTGGTTCATAGTCTTCTTCAGTATCATCAAAGTCATCATCTTCGTCTTCGTCAAAGTCATCATCAAAACCAGCAATGTCTTCTCCGTTTTCTTTAATAACACCTTCTGACATTTCCATTTCCTCACCTTCACCTTGTTCCATAGAAGGTTCATCACTGTCTTCACCTGTACCAAGGTCAATAACATATTCAGCACCTGTTCCACCATCAGTTAATTGAATAGTATCACCGTCTTGTTTTACAACTACCTGGTCACTGTCCTGCATTAACTTGTAAACTTTTACTATCTGATTATAGTCTTCTTCGCCTGTGAGGTCATATGTATTTTCATCACCTGTTTGATATTGTGAATAATTAGACCAATCATCCTGTGCTTGTTCACCTTCACCATCCATTGGTGCTTCCTGAGTGTCAGCATCCTGAGCCTGTTCCATTCCGTCTTGTGCCGTTGGGTCTTGTTCCTGTGACATTTGGTCATCATCAACATCTTCATCAACGTCACCAGATTCTTTGGAATCAGTGTCTTTATCATTCTCTTTATCTTTATCTTCGGTGCTTCCTTCAACTACTTCATAATCATCTTCATCGTCTTCTTTTTCGTCTTCAATAGATTCACGAAGAACATCTTTAACAACATCACCAAGCATTGCTCTTAATGTGTTTTTACTTTCTTCTTTGATTGCATCTTTAATTGAATTCATTTCAAGAATTGCTTCAGATGTAGTATTTTTATTATTCTTGCTCATTTTATAGTTAAATTAGCATTTAATTCTT